GGCTTGATCGCTGATTTCCAGATCACCGGACTTGGTAACAGTGTAGCATTCCCCGATTTTGTAAGTACAGGTGGGCATATACTGATATTCTGCCGTTGTTCCAATGATCGTGGCTATCGCCCATGCCAGTTTCTTTCGTTCATTTCCAGTCCGTCCAAATGCAATTATCATATGTTTTCCTCCCGATTTTCGGTGATTTGCCTTTCGGCAGTACATATGTTAACTCTTTTTCCCACAGATAGCAAGACTGTAAAATGGAGAATATGTGCGGGACGGTTTTTCCGATATTTGTGCATATTACAGCGTTCCTAGATATTGACATATCGGCAGGTACGACGTATAATAATAGTAATGAAAATTAGGGGGGAGATACTATTATTACATTTGAAGAATTTATAAATACACCAAGTGGAAGTATTCATCTGGACTGGAGTTTAGTAGAATCAACTGTCGGATTCAGTATACATCAGGGATTGAAAGATTTTTATTCAAGAGTTATTCGCAATGATCAAAAATATATTGAGGGAAAATATTTTCTTGAAGAATCTCAGTTTGCAAAGCCACCTAACAAGGAATTTGATTCATGGATATCGCTCTTTTCAGGTGAGTTATATTTTGACTTGTATCCACTTGGTTCATTAGACCACTATGAAAACTTAGTTCAATTAGCATTTACAAGGTGGACAGGCGGATATAACATGGGTAAAAGAGCATTGATTGGTACCATTGATGCCGATGTTGGGGAGATATTACTATTGTTTAATAACGATTCTGGTGTTATTGAATGGAATGATCCGGGATATGGTCATTTTGAAGTATATGAAGAAAATCCATATGGCATTTTCGCTGGAGATATAAACGAATTCTATCTCAAACTCTCAAACACCAAAAAATAGATTCTTATTTTTACACCATCAGCCTTCCTTCGTCTCAACCTCTTTGACCAGATCGGAATAAGGAATCTGCTGTCCGTTACGAATTACATACACGCCTTCGGAATCACCGGTGTCCTCAACATAGCGCCGGAGAATGACGGAGGCGTATTTTTCGTCAAGCTCCATCATGCAGCAGATGCGGTTCATCTGCTCACACGCCATGAGCGTCGAGCCGCTGCCGCCAAAGGTGTCCATTACCACGCCATTTTCCTGTGTAGAATTTCCGATAGGATAGCCAAGCAAGTCCAGCGGCTTGGAGGTGGGGTGATTGGCATTGCGTTTCGGCTTGTCGAAATGCCAGATGGTCGTCTGCTTGCGGTCGGAATACCAGTGATGTTTTTCATTCTGCATAAAGCCATACAGCACAGGTTCGTGCTGCCACTGATAATCCGAGCGTCCCAGCACAAGGCTGTCTTTTACCCAAATACAGCAGCCTGCAAGATGAAATCCGGCATCAATGAAAGCTTTTCTGAAATTCAGCCCTTCGGTGTCTGCATGGAACACATAGGCAGAACCGCCTTTTTCCAGATGCTCCGCCATTCGCTGAAAGGAGGACAGCAGGAATGTATAAAACTCTTCGTTCTTCATGCTATCATTCTGAATGGTAAGTCCGCTGGCACTCTTAAACGAAACTCCATATGGGGGATCGGTCAGAATGAGATTTGCCTTGGTGTCACCCATGAGAGCAGATACATCTTCCGCAGATGTGGCATCACCGCACATCAGCTTGTGTCTGCCAACTGTCCAAATATCGCCGCGCTGTACAAAAGCTGCCTTTTCTAAGGCAGCGGACAGGTCAAAGTCATCCTCTTTTGCCTCGCCATCTGCATCTACACCCAATAGGTCTGTCAGTTCCTTTTCATCAAATCCGGTCATGGAAAGGTCGAATCCGAGCTCCTGCAGTTCCTGCATTTCAACGGACAGCAGTTCTTCGTCCCAGCCTGCATCCAATGCCATCCGGTTGTCAGCAAGAATGTACGCTTTCTTCTGTGCTTCGGTCAGATGGTCGGCATACACACATGGCACTTCTGTAATGCCTTCTTCTTTTGCGGCTTCAATTCTGCCGTGACCGGCGAGGACGTTATATGCCTTGTCGATAATGACCGGATTGACAAATCCAAACTCACGAAGGGAAGAACGAAGTTTCAGGATTTGTTCCTTGTTGTGCGTTCTGGCGTTGTTGGCATAGGGTACTAACTTGTCGATATCAACAAGCTGAAATTCTGTAGTTGTGGTCATGCTCCATTCCTCCGCTTCAAAACTTTCTGTAAACCTTTTCTGGCGTCCAGCACTTTTCCGCTGACCGCCTGTCCCTTGAGCGTGCGGTATTGCTGTTTGGTCATCTTCTGGCGATTGGCTTTCAAATTTCGCCAGAACTGGGTATCTGCTTTCATGTATTTCTCACTTTCTGCTGCTCAGAAGCTGTTCCATCAAATCATCCTGCGGTGTGCCGTCAAATTTGGTCGTACAGTTCTGTTTCACAATATCGAAAATCTCATACCAGAGCAAATTTGCCTGTTTCTGAAATGTCTGGCTCATCTGCACAAACGGGGAAGCAATAACACCGCCCGTGGTCGGGTGCTTTCCCAGCAGTCCATAGGTACTGAGGGCTTCTTCACACTGTACAAATCGGGCGAATGCCTGCGAGTAGCTTTCCAGCAGCCGTTTGTTGACGTGCTTTTCACAGCCACGCTGTTTCAGCCAGAGCCACGTTTCTTTGTACACAATGTCTGCTCCCAGCGGTTTTCCGTTCTTCTGCTGGGCAGACAAGTATGCACTGGGGCTTGGCATATCCGCACCGGTCAAATCAGCGGCATCGTCCAGATCAGCTGCATCCAATTCCGGAGCATGAAATTCCATAATATCTGCATCCTTGCCCTCTGCGATCTTGTCGGAGAGAGCTTTCGGCTTATCTCCTGCACGAACTCGTCTGCCGCCTCTTCTTGTGCCGTCCTTTGCCATCTGATTTCACCTGCCTTTTGAGAAAAAAACAGCCGAAACTGCGTAGGTTTCGGCTTGTCTGCATATTTTCGGGGTTAATCCCCCGTTTGAACCTTGGTTTTTGTGCGTGAGAGGGGACGCCGGTCTGTAAAAAATTCACAATTAGCGATTTTTATCCCCCCACCGGCAGCATTTCAGACACAATCAATACCGATAGACGGGATTTCGGTCTTCTGTCCACGTCTTGCGGTCATGGCAGGACTTGCAAAGAGCCTGCCAGTTGCTTTCATCCCACATCAGATGCGGATCACCACGGTGAGGAATGATATGGTCGACCACGGTCGCTGCCGTGAACCGTCCCTGTGCTTTGCACCGCACACACAAAGGATGCCGGCGGAGGTACGCCTTGCTGAGCCGCTGCCACCTGCTTCCGTAGCCACGCTTGGCAGCAGACGGTCGGTCTGGGTGCAGGGGCTGATGCTCTGCACAGTACAAGCCGTCTGTCAGGTTCGGACAGCCGGGGTGCTTGCAAGGTTTCAGTGCCTTCCTCGGCATAAGGTTCACCTCCGGATACAACGAAAGCCCATGTGGAACACCACAGGGCTTTCGGTCAGTTTTCTATGATATTATTATATCACACCTTTTTGCAAAAGTCATCCTCGATTTTGGACATTCACTTTCCAAACAGCAACAAGGTCAACTTGGAAACCGCACGGTTTTTACGTTTGTATGCAGAACTCCGCTCAATGTGAAAACGATTACTGATTGCGGAAATAGCATCAAAGACATCATCCTCGTGCCAATAGAACTGTTCCAGCACATACCGTTCATCTTCCGACAGGCTGTCCCATGCGGGCTGAAACCATTCCATGTACTCCTTTGCCTGACGATACCGTTCCCGCAGCACATCGATTTCGTCAATAGCAGTGATAATTCGCATTTCGCCGGACTGTGGGTTCGGACTTCCGCCCGGCATATCTGTAAATGCCGGACTGCCAAGGGTGGTGGTGTCTTCATGCACCTGTGCGATTTCTTCGTCTGTATGTGCAAGGATGTAAGCCATGCTGCTGTAATCCTTCAGTGCGTTCACAGCGGCACTCCGTTTGTCTAAGTACTGCCAAATGATATTCATCTGCTACCTCCAAGTTCTGCCTTGACGGCTTGCATCAAAGCGGTCTGGGTTTGTTCTTTCCGGGTCAGGGCTTTCAGGATACGTTCATCAATCGTCCCTTTTGTGATGAGATGTTGAATGACAACAGTTTCGGACTGCTGCCCCTGCCGCCACAGTCTGGCGTTGGTCTGCTGGTAGAGTTCCAGACTCCAGGTCAGCCCGAACCAAATCAGGTGAGAACCGCCTGCCTGCAAGTTCAAGCCGTGCCCGGCAGCGGCTGGGTGCAGCAGACCAACTTGCAGCTTTCCGGCATTCCAGTTCCGGATACTGTCGGAAGACTGGATTTCCTGATAGGAAACCTTCAGCTTTCGCAGTCGCTCTTGAATCCGCTCCAAATCATGCTTGAACCAATATGCCACCAGAACGGGCTTGCCGTTGGCTGCCTCTATCAAGTCTTCCAGTGCGTCCAGCTTTCGGTTGTGAATGGGAATCACCGCTCCGGTGTCGTCATACACTGCTCCATTCGCCAGCTGGGAAAGTTTGTTGGATAGACTTGCAGCGTTGGCGGCGGTAATCTCAGTGTCCTGCATCTCCAGAATCAATTCAGACTTGAACCGTTTGTAGGTTTCTTGCTCCGTGTCGGACAGCTGCACGGGATATTCGTTGGAAAGCAGTTCGGGCATGTGCAGGTGGTCGATGGCTTTCATCGAAACCGTGATGTCCGATATTTTCTCATAAATCTGCTGCTCTGCATCGGGCAAGGGCTTGTAGGAATACACGAGATAGCCGTTTTGCTTGTCGGGCTTGAAGTATTCGTTCCGATACTGCCCAATGAATCTGCCGAGCCGCTGCCCCATATCTAGCAGACGAAATTCCGCAAACAAATCCATCAAGCCGTTGCTGGCAGGCGTTCCGGTCAGCCCCACGATGCGTTTCACATTCGGTCGAACTTTCATCAGGGCTTTGAAGCGTTTGCTCTGGTGGCTCTTGAAGCTCGACAGTTCGTCAATCACCACCATGTCGTAATCAAACTTCGTGTTGTTGACGAGCCAGTCCACATTTTCCCGGTTGATGATGTAGAGGTCTGCAGGAGCGTTCAAGGCGGCAAGGCGTTCTTCCTCTGTGCCGACCGCTACGCTGTATCGCAAATCCTTGAGGTGCTCCCACTTTTCAATCTCCGCCGCCCACGTATCCCGTGCAACTCGCAACGGTGCAATAATCAAAACTTTTCTGACCGCAAACAGGTCAAACATCAAATTGTGGATTGCAGTCAGGGTTGTAATCGTCTTACCAAGTCCCATATCCAGAAAGAGTGCTGCGATTGGATGTTCCTCAATGAATTGAACAGCATATTTCTGATAATCATGCAGTTCCATCGCTTTTCACCTCCAAGATGATTTTTTCGATGTCCTCACAAGCATCCAAGACGTAAACCAGAAAACCCAATCGCCTCAGAAGTTTATGCCGGGAAAGTTGAAGCGGTCTGGGTTTCTCTCCGGGTGCTTTCACTTCCACAAATGCAATTCTACCGCCGGGCATCAATACGATGCGGTCTGGAACGCCTGCCGTTCCGGGAGACGTGAATTTCCAACACACACCGCCATTTTGCTTTACTGCCTTTGTGAGTTTTTCTTCAATTATTTTTTCTCGCATGGATTCTCCCTGTTTTTCGAGAAAATGGAGGTCATAGGAAGTCAAATACAAACCTTATATATAGAGAAAAATTTTACTTTTTTTCTCGCCTGCGTAAAGTCTGTATATGAGTTCCTATGACTTCCACTTTCCCTATATTTCGGTGTTTTTTGACCTTAAAAGTGGAAGTCGATTTTATAAAGTGGAAGTCAAAAACATACTTTTAGTCAAGAAAATCGAATTTGATGCAAAGTCCCATAATCACATTACACTGTGTTGTTCTCTTACGTTTGTACCCAGCCTGTTCCAAAGCAGAATAGAAATCTGATGTGCTGCGAACAAACTCACCATTTTCAAGACAGTATTCACGATAGTGCCGATATAGTTCTCCGGACTTTTCCTGATAGCTTTTATCCACTTCACAACACTCATTGATGAAATTGCCAAGCCAGTCATTGCCTTCCCGATAGGCTCCGATTGCATCTAAAACACACTGCGGTCTGTTGATCTGGTAATTTGCCGCAATGACCTTTCTTGCACCCTCAATCAGCCAGGAAAGCACTGCACCGCCTGCGTTATCCACAAGATGCTGCGTATAGTTTTTGATGTCCTTAGAACCCTGAATTTTTGCGTGAAATGGAATGACAATCAATCTCCGCCATGTGCCATCATCCGATGCACCAACCTTCGGAAGATGATTGGTATACAGCACCAAAGTATGTGAAGGTTCAAAGTGGAATGGTGCTTTGAATTTCTTTTCGGCAAAAATCGGGTCGGTCGAGCACAGCTGCTTGACGACACTGGTATTCAGCCGCATCCCTTCCTGCAATTCTGCCGCAATAATCATCCGTTTTCCTTTCAGTTCCGCCATCTCCGGCTTCACGTTTCTCTTGCAATTGACAGTCAGGGCATCTGCTGAAATGTTTCCGCTGTAACTACCGAGAACCTTGTAGATGACATTCCAAAAAGTTGATTTTCCGTTTCGTCCGTCACCATAAGCAATAATCATGGCCTCCATATACACCTTGCCAACAATGCAAAGACCGCAAATCATCTGCACATAGTCAATCAGGCTCTGGTCGCCGCAGAAGAATAGCTGTAAGGCATCCTCCCACAAATCCTTGCCGGCATCACTTGGAACAACCGCTGTCACTTTCGTTAAGAGGTCGGCAGGATCTGTGGGCTTCCAGCCATTCAATCCTTCGGGCAGATAGTAAGTGCCTCCGGGGGTATTTAAGAGCATTGGATTGCTGTCAAGGGCTTCTGGATTGTGGAGAACCAGCGGCTTTGCAGCATCCAGTGCATTGGTCATACTGCGAACATGGCGATATTTCATGACAAACGCCTTGAAAGCGGCATAGTACTGATACTCCTTGTATGCGGCGGTCTGTTCTTCATCCAGACTATCCCGAAACTTTTTGCCGCCGTTGATTGCTGCATTTCTTGCAACGCCAAGGCTTTCCAGTTTCATAAGTGCCGCTTCCACCTGCTTTTCCGCCTCTGCCAGCTGTACATCTGTATGTTCAATCATGGCAAGAGTGACGGCGTGTTCTGACTCCTCCCAATAGGTTCCGTTGTATCTTAAATAATCAGTTGCAATGGTAAATGCCACCTCATCTGAGAAGCCTTCTACAAATGTGCGAGCCTCTCCAACATCCGAAAAATCATCGGGAATCAGGAATTGCTTGCCGTATGCTTCAGGAGAAATATATCCTTCCTGCGAGGTTACTTTTTTGCCGAATTTGCAGGCACTGTGCCAGATGGTTTCCAACTCTTCATCTGGCAGCG